ATGCACGCTATACAATACATAGAATCACATGGATATAAGGTAAAACTACAAAATGGCTAAATTAATAAGTTGTTATTATAATCATACTTCAAGTGATTTCAAAAAGATATTATCAGCAAAGTATAAAGCAACTACTAATATACATCCTGTTCCTTTTCAGAAATTCATTCAAGCAATGAAAAATAATAAAGATTTAAGATTATCTGATTTTGTAGCAGAATTTTTAAATTGGTCTGTTATAACACCTTATTCAGAAAAGAATGTAAGATTAGAAGTACTATTCTGGTCAGCAGTGTATGAGAAATTATTATTAGATTCAAAAGCATTCATTAATTATAAGATAGGAGATGTAGTTGAATAAGTTTAATCATAGTGATGAGATTATAGAATTAATCTTTTCAAGTGTTTTATCTTTTCTTAAAGAAGATGAAAAGATAATAGACGTAGAGCAAAATCTAGATACAGTATTTATTGTAACTGATAAAGAAGAAGTCTATTTCCTAACATTAGAAAAATGCGAGATTAAGCATGAAGGACAGTAGAATAATATCTTACTATGGTGGTAAGTTTAGAATGGCACCGGATTTAATAAGAATGATGCCACCTCATGATGCTTACTTTGAAGGATTTGCAGGAAGTCTTGCGGTATTCTTTCAAAAACCAAAAGTAAAATTTAACTGTGTTAATGATTTTGATAAAGATTTAGCAAATCTTTATTATGTATGTTCTAAGAAGGAATTGTTTGAAGAATTTCAAAACTCTGCCTTCTTTTTGATACAATCCAGAGATTTATACGACATTATAAGAAAAAAGATAAATAAGAAAAAACATTTAATCAACATACCAGATGTTGAAAGAGCTGCTGAATATTTCTTTTTTATCAGAAATTCTTTTAATAATAGACCAGGAACTTCTTTAAGTAAGAATGTATCTAAATGGGATACTGATATACTTGAACAAGTTAAATGGGGTCGTAAAAAGTTAGATAATGTATTAATAGAAAACATGGATATTGTAAAACTAATAGAAAAACATTGGAAAACACCTAATGCTTTATGGTTTTTAGACCCACCTTACTGGGTTGCTAATGATACTACTTACTACGGTCATGTTTTTAATGAATATGACCATACTAGGTTTTTAAATGCTATTAATATGTTGAATCAAAATCCAACTGCTAAAATATTAATAACATATGATGACCATCATAAAATAAGGAAGTTATTTGATGGATATTTTTATAAAGAGATAGGCGTAACTTACTCATCTACTGATGAAACAATATCTACAAATGAGTTAATAATATCTAACTATAAAATAGAAAATGAACAACTTGAATTATTCTGAGAAGTATAGAAAGTTAATAGCAGAAACCTTGACTGTAAATGTTTCAGGTTCTTTAGAGACCACAAAGGAACAGAGATACATAATAGGTTCTGCTATATTAGATGACCAAACTAGACAAAAACTACTTGAGATTCTAAAACTTCCTAGTATGTTTACAAGTGAACATAATCAAGCAATTTGGCAAACCATTATATTTATGTATAGAAATGGAATGCCAATTGAAAAGATTACACTTGATAGAGAACTGAAGAAAATAGATAAGATTAAATTTGACTTATCAATATATGATGATAGTCTGGTAAAGTATAATCCAGACGTAGCAATTAATGAAGCTAACTTATTATATGCTGAATATTGTGTCAGAAATATAAAGACTAAGACTAAAAACATATACAAGTCATTAGATTCAATATCTATAAAAGATTTGCAGAAGCTTCTTATTAATCAAATGACTGATATAGAAGAGTTAACTAAAATGCTTCCACAAAAGAATAAATCTAATGATGAAATATTTGAAGAAGCATCTAAAAACATTGAAAATCCTGTAAATATTATACCATTTCCAATTCAATCTCTCAACTTAGCTTCAGGTGGTATGACAGTTGGTCATACTACCACAATAGCAGCTAGAACAGGTCACGGTAAAACTACGTTAACTATCAACTTAATTGATGGTTGGTTAAAACAAGGTCATACAATAAGATTATACCAAAGAGAGCAAAAAGCACATGAGATAATTCAGGCTTGTATTTTAATAAATACAGATGTAGACCGTGAAAGAATCAGAAAAAAGACCATAAACAATGATGACAAATTGAAGATAGCTAAAGCTATTAAAGAAATGAAACCGTTTTATGAGAATCTAACTATAATAGATGACGTTGATAACATGGAAGATACTATAACAGATATAGTTAGTTGTGTTAATAAACCATCTATTATAATTGATGATTTCATTCAATTAGTTAAACCTTCTAACGAGAGAGCATCTAGAAGATTTGAGATAGAAGACATTATGAAATCTTATCATTGGTTACAGAAAAGATATAAATTCTCTACTGTAGCTATATCTCAATTAAGTAGAGCTGTTGAATCAAGGCAATTTGATAATGAACCAAGATTATCAGATATAGCTGAAAGTTCTATCATAGAGCAATTATCTGAAAATGTTATACTTCTGTGGTGGGATTACAAGTTTAATGGAGCCAAATCAGAATATGATAAAAATCAGATAAAAGCTATATTTGGTAAGACAAGATTTGGTATCACAGGTTATAAGATGTTAACAATGAATGAAAAAACAGGAAGAATATCATGAGACATAAAGATTATGAATTAATAGAAAATGGCATAGCTGATTGTAAAAGACTATTTGCAGAGCAAAAAAAAGATGTTCAAGTAATAGTTGAAATGAAAAAATCAAGCTTTTATGTTATAGTTCAAGACATAGGTAATAGCTTAATACTAGCATCTAATGTCAAAACAAATATAGGTAACGAAGAAATGAAGATTATATCTAAATTAATAATTAAAAAATTTAAAGCAGTTGAAATAATTAATAATATAGATTATACTTCTTTAAGTATTCCTAAGAAATTTAATACTTTTACCTTGCAAAAGATAATTTTAAGTAGTAAATTTTAATAAACAAAAAAAATGATAACAATGATACTAAAATCTTTTCTTTTACTTAAAAGACCGATGAAATATATAAAACATAGGTCTTTCAGGAAAGAATTGTATATATATGATAGTTGTTATCATTCATATTTTGAATTGATTAATACTGTAACAAATGACAGCACCAAAAACAGAGTATACAGCAATTGAATGTATAAAGTTTTTAAAGAAAGAAATTCATTTTATAAGAAAAGAATTAGCAGAATCTGTTAATTCAGGAAAGATAGATAAAAATGATGCTAGACAAAGGTATGATTACTACCTTAATATATACATATTAGTAGAAATCTGTGCTAAAATGGAAGAATCTGAATCTTATTTAAAAGACAGAACATTTTCATTAAAAGAATTATATAAGCCAGATATAACATCTGCTGATATGCTATTAAAAATAATGAAAAAACTTTAAAGCATAATATATACAAGCCATATTACATGAAAGTAGTATGGCTTTTTTGTATAAAAATCAATATGAAAAAACCTAAATATTTTGAAACATACTTAGAAGATGAGTATGGAAATGCACTTGGCTATGATACAAATAAACCTATTTTTGCATACAAGAATATGTTTCTAATAATATCAGAAGATTTACAAAAAATCGAATCGGTATTAATGGATTATCAAGATTCATTAACATCTATTAATAAAGAATTACTTAATTTAAAGAAACTGCAAAGACAGTATAAATTAAGTAAAACTTCTGGTATATTCTTAAATGACTTCAGGAAAAATGAAGAGATTAAGAAGATAAAAGTACGTTCATTTAGTAAAGAACTTGAACAATTGCACCCAGAAACAAAACCCGGTGCCGTATTCATGGATGCTTATGGGGTAAATATTGGAATTTTTACAGTAGAAGAAGATAGAGTAACAATAATAGCAGGATTTGAAAATTTAACATTCAGAAAAGGCTGGTATGGAATGTTACAAAAGTTAACATCTCATGAATATATTGGAATGAGCGAATTTTATCAAAGAACATTAGGATTGGAATTAGGAAAAAGTCCAAAAAGATATTCTAATCAAGAAAATAATACTCAAGATTCAATCGAGGTTAGCCTCAAAATTGTCGAAAAAGAAAATTCGATATAAACTATAACTAAAAAAAGATAAGCCTTTAAAATTGATTTACTTTTAATATGAAAAAAAAGAATCATATAGCATTTGTAGCAAGAGGCTACAACAACTTTCTATCATATATAGAGAGAAATGGATTAGACATAAAAGATTATGTTTACATTCATGATATTGAAGACACTGAAGGATTTCATATATCAATGGTAATTGAACATGAAAATGCAGTAAGATTACATGATTATGAAATAATTATGAAATATTTTAAAGAAAGAAAAAAAAATGTTATTAAAGTTAAATATGAACAATTAATAGCTAGAAAGTAAACATTATGAAAAATGTAGCAGTAGTAGGTTCTACAAAAAAATATCTGTCAAAGGTAAGAGAACTTACAAAAGATGAAATAGATGTTTATCAAAATAAAAATATTTATGAAGGAAGTGTTTATATAAATGTAAAGTCTTTAAACGATGTAAAAGGTATAACATTTGAAAAAGTAATATATCTTAAAGACTGGTTTGAAGATTTAAAAAACTCAGAAGATATAGCTGAGTATTTTGAAAATAGAAATCTATAAAATAAAAATATTTATAAAAAAAAATCAACATATTCTTTATTAAATGCTTTAGATGGAAAGTTATGAGCAAGTATAGATATATCGTGATAAAAATCTTCATCTTTTTCTAATAATTTTTGATTTTTTATACCAAGCATCTTCTGATATAGACTTACTAATTCTATCTCTTTTAATTCAAAATATATTAGCATATTCAGTTGTTGTAAATTCTGAGCAATTTTTACTTTTACAGTATCCTATAAATCTTGGTTTTGCGGTATCTTTTTTTCATAAGAAACTTCTTTATTTTTTCTTTCTGAATTAAATAAATAATCACCTAACATACTAACCCCTTATATTTGGCATTTGTCTCATTTCATATTCTTTTTTCATTTGTTTTTTCTTATTCTTCTCTGCTCTTTCTTTTATTATCTTGAAAGCATTCAATTGGTCTGTAGTCATATACCTTAATTTAGCAGAGTTTATTGCAAAAGTATCTTCAGAATTGCTTGTCATTCCAATAGATTCTTTAAAATATTTAGAACGATTAGATAAATCTCTATTTGTTCTGATACCAATGTTATTAGCAATTAATTGTTTCATATTGCCATCTTCAACACTTTGATAATCTCTATGTAATCTAGCTAATGAAACAGATATAGATGATAACATCTTTCTTTCCTTTAAATCATCTGACATTTCAGACATTCTTTGATATCCAAATATTAGTTCAGATAATTCATCGTTTGAATGTTCTATTCCTAAAGATTGAAGTAAGAATATAGTATCAGACATTAACGGACCAGATACTAATGATAATAAACCTTGTTGGTAATTAACATCTTTTCTATTCTCGGGGTCTTCAGTTAAGAATTTATATAGTTTATTTGCTCTCTCATAAGTGTCATTAGAGAACATGAATGAAAAATCATTATTAAACAATAACGAAGCTAATCCAACCATTACTTGAGCACCAATTAACCTTGAAGCTGCACCTACTCTTATAGTATCTATATTACCATTCTTAATATCTTGGAATGCTTCTCCTAATATTTTATTATTATACTTAATCATTCCTGCTGGAAATGTCATAAACTGAAATACAGCTGAACCTATAACAGATTTATTATCTACTCCACCACCAAATGCTTGTGGTTTCTCAAAATTGTTATAATCAAATTGAGTTAATTTAACAATATTTAAAGCTGCATTCTTAGCGTCTTTAAGCATTGCTATCTCAGCTTGATATTTAGAAGATTTAGGATTGTTTCTCATGTAAGATTCAACATACCCTTGTTCATAAAGACTATTAAAGTTTAATGCAAACGAATCTTTATAAACTTTACCTCTTAGCATATTTTCAGACCACTGATGAAATACAAGTGACTTTCCTGTTACTTCTGCTAATCCTCTATCAAACTTCTTAATAACTCCATCTTGTTCATATGATACTACAATGTCATTGTTTTTATCAAAATCAATTCTAATAGAAGATTTAGGAACTCCTTCTGTACTAAATAAAGAACCAGATGAAACGGTTTCTATAGCATCAAAATATATCTCACTATCAATTCCGTTGTCTTTCATTCCTAATATACCACTCATAGTCATATCTTTACCGTTAAAGTTGTATGAGCGATTACTTTTATATAATCCAGAAGCTTTTACAGATTTCATTAATCCGTTTTGTATTACATAGTATCCAAATTGTGTAGCATTTCTAACTGCACCTAAGAAAGATAGACCCATTTTAGATGCTGTTTGCAATTTAGTAAATACAGATACTACATTTTTAACTGCATTATTAGCTTTAGAATAACCATATAGGCTAGCGTGCAATTTAACAGATATAAAATCAAGAACACTATCAATACTCTTGTCCATTGATGGGTCTTTAAAATTATTTGGATTTATATCAGTAGCTAGTTTGATAAATGAATCAAACATATTCATTGATTTATTAAACTGAACTGCATTTAAAGAGTAACTTTCTAGTGCCTTTATTGCATTTAAATCATATAATGTTACAGACTGATTCCTAGATAATACGTTACTAGTAAAACTTCTCATATTCTGCTTTATTGAATTCATGAAATCCATAGCAGAAGATGGTTCTTTTGTTATCTTATTGAAATCAAACTTAGAAAATGTTTCTTCTAAAGATACTAATCCTGTTAATGTTTGATGCGGATAATAATTACCACTTTGAATACCTTTTTTAAGCCTATCAATAGCATCGTCTATGTCTTTTTTAATAGACTTTATCTGACTAGACATTACATTATTTTTAGATAGAAAAGCATTTTTATAAAATGAATCTATAAGAACTTTCATCTTTTCTAATCCATTTATATTAACTTTGCCCATTTCTCCCATGAATGCTTTAGAAGTCTCTATTGTTGGAATCATTCCCTGAATAAGACTTGTTTTATACTCAGTTCCTTCTAATGTAACTGTATTTTTACCATTTAGCTTTGCTTCTTGTAATAATTTTGATATTCCATTAACTGTAAATTTATCCATTATTACAGCGTAAGCCTTAACCATTTTAGCAGTTCCATCTCCATCAACAAAGTTCTTTAATGCTATTATCTCTTTAGAAGCATCTTTGCCTTCTAAAGATTTAACTCTTATAGCATTATTTAAATCTTCTAATGTTTTAATAGCTTTATTAAATGACATACCTGTCTTATCCATTAAAGATAATGATATAAGATTATCCTTTATAGATGACATTGTATTGTTTGTCATTTTTCTATATTTTCTCTCATAGTTCAACATGTCGTCTACTTCTTTGTTGAATTTATGAGTCAATGGATGCATATCAAGTGATTGAGATGTCATTAAAAATTGTTGCTTAATAGGATTTATTCCATTCTTAAGAACGCTTTCCATGTTATCGATAGCTTTAGATACTTGATTATATACCGTATAGTCTAATTTACCGTTTCTTGAAGGTATTATTCCTGCTCCGTAACCAGTTGCACCAGCCTGTATAAACATATTTGTGAACATCTTTTCAAAATTCTCAGAACTAGCATCACCATAAGCCTTATTGACAAATGAATTAGAATTCCATTTATCTTTAAGGTATCTCATTTTATCTTGATGTTCTTGTTCTATAGGTGAAATACACTTAGCCATATTATTTTAATGAAAGTTGACATTTTGCTGTTTGATTTTCTTTTATATCCTTATCAGATAAGAACTTTACAATAGCAGATTCTGTTTTATAATCTATCTTAACAGATACTCCATCTCCAGATTGTATCGCCATTCTCTTCATATTACTTGTTAAGAATGGATTTAATCTATCATCATCATTTGTCATCCAATATTCAAATAAAGATGATTTAGATACTTTTTGAAGGTATGTTGAAATATCAGATGAGTTTGCCATGTAATTAGATTCTATTCCTTTTGATTTGTTTATATTGTTTTTATAATTACCCATTATAAACATCATTGAATGTTTCATTAAAGGACTTGATTCAATTCCACTATTTTCTCCAATCATTCCAATCATAAACTTAATTACATTGTTATTCTTTTTAAATACAGGAAGTTGCATTTGGTTTACTTTAGTATAAGCATTATCTTCTATTGTAGTTTCTAGTATAAGTCTAGTAAATGCGTCTATAACAGAATCTGGTTCATGACCACTTGTTTTTATCTGCTCTCTTATAAACTCATCTATCTCTCTTGAAATAGCGAACAAGTCTGTAGAACGCTTACCAAATACATGAGATGCCAATCCTTTATGGTCTATAAAGTCTTCCATTCCATTTGAGTAAACTTCGTTTATTCTTTTCTTGAATTGCTGAACTTTAACCATGAATGACGATTCTGTTCCATTTACAATAGATATATAAAAATCATTATTAATGGAAGAATCAAGAGTTCCCAATGACCTTTGAAGTGCAAATCCTTCTCTTATTGTCTCTTTATTACTTTTCTTAGCTGTTAAAGGATTAGTAGAAACTATCATTCCTACTTTTGCTTTAAATGATTTTTGACCTGCTCTTACTATTTCAACCAATTTTAATTCACCATCTTTAATTTCATAAACTCTTCTATCTGTTTTAGATATTTCGAGTCCTCTAAAAAATCCATTTTTAGGCTCAGCTATTTTGAAATTATTCTTCTCACCTGCTGAATGTATATATTGCTTATTAAATTCTTCTAAGTCTGCTTTTACTGCTGATATTTTATCTTCAGTATCTTTAATTTCTTCTTCCATTCTATTTTTAGTATAGTAATGTAAGTCTTTTTTAAACTTAGCTAATTTTTTTTCAGCATGCCATTGAATTATTCCGTGTTGGTAAACAGCTTCTGCCGAGTTTTTACTTATATCAACATATATCTTATCTCTTAATGATTTACCTATTCCTAATGTTAATAACATAGTATCTTGTTCAGATGTTAATGACATTGTTTCAGTCCCATCAAAATCTCTTACCCCTGTTAATACTCTATCTATATCATCATTAGAGTATTCATAATCATCTTTTAACGACAAGGCAGCTGCATTAGTAACAATTCCTTTTAATGCAGCTAAATGCGGATAAGAACTCATTAACCTATCTACTTGATTCATTCCTAAGATGTTTCTTATAGGTTTATTAGAGACAGTTGTAGCTGAACCTTGCTTAGAAAAGGAAGACTCAGTAGCATCTCCATAAAATATCTTTCTCAAACCTGCTAATTTATTCTTAGCATCAGCAACTCTATTTTGGTTAGAGCTTTTTAATTGATATGAATACTTTCTAGACATTCTATTATACATAAACAAAGATGGATTTTTAGCAAACGCTTCCATATCGTAATATATTCTAGATAAATCCTCAAATGACATATCTTCTCTAGCTCCATCTTCAAACTTGTCTCCAGATGTGCTATATGCTTTTTCAAATACAGAATAAGATTCAAGGAAAATGCTTTCCATTATCTTTCTATTGTCATCACTATCTTCTATTGAATTATTAGCCATTATCTTTGTAATGTCTATTAAAGGCTTGTATTCACCATCTTTTTCTAATGGAGCTTTTGTAATACCATTAGGTAATGGACTTCCAAACAATATAAATCTTTTTATATTACCAGCATTTAATAAGTCTGACTGAATACCATTATAAACATCTAACAATGGTTGAATAGAAGATATAAACCTTTTATTGAATGCAACCATTGCATCTTTATCTGCAAGTAGGTCTGTAAAGAAATTACCTTTAACTCCAGAAGGTGAAGCGTTTGCCATCATTGTAATAACACCTTGCATCTTAGCTACTGTTCCAATTACATTTCTAGATTGTTCAACTTCTTTTAAATGTCCAAAGAATGATGATTTACTTGTGTTATTAGTAGATACTTCAGATGCTCCTATGAATGACTCTTTAGGATTTCTTAATGTATTGTTTTCTGTTATATTATTGAATAAGAATGAATTAGATGATTTATTAGAATAATTTTCAAAACTCTTACCCGTTGGCATGTTATAGAAGTTATCTTTCATTGCAGAAAACGGAACATTAGAGTAGATGTTAATCTTATCTCCATCCTGGTCGGCTTGATGATTAACTGCTATATCATAGTTGTTAACTTCTATTCTATTTCCATCTTCTTTTCTTAAGAATCCGTTCATTCTACCTATGACGTTATCTGCCATATATTTTTTAGGAATCTTAACAGCTGTTTCTGTCATTTCAAACTTATCCATTGTTATCCCTTTACTTTCCAAAAGAGCTATAGCATCTGTAAATTCTTTACTTTTCTCACCTTTTTTACTGTTATAGGAATCTAATACTGAATATAAATGACCAAGTGTTTTTATTTTAGGATTTTTTCTTATTTCATTCTTAATTACAAATAAAGCGTTTTTAATCTCTTCGGAGTATGTCATGAATCCTTCATTATCTTCTCCTAAGATATCATTTTCTTTTTTATCTAATGAAAATATAAAGTCCTGGATTTCTTGATTTTTACCTCTTAGTCTGAATACAACAGAAGATTCATCTAAATTTATCAATGAGTTTCTTTTAGAATCAGGTAACCTAACTTCGCCTAATAACTTAACATATTGTTGAGTAGAACCTGTTGTTCTACCATATATAGTGGGATTTAATTTATGGTTAGCTACTATAAAATCAGTTGTTATAGAAGAATCAGGTCTTGATAATATTTTTGATATATTATCTTTTCCTATCTGTCTCAATATCATAGATTTTATGGCAGAGTCATTAGTGGACATTCCTAAATCCATTAATATTTCAGCGGTAGATAGTCCTTCATACTGACCTTCATTTATATCTTTTAACTTAGCTAGTAATCTATTTTTGATACCTTCAGAACCATTAGAAGCTGCCATTGCAACAGCATTTAAATATGTAGTTATATCTTGTATCTTTAAAGTTTTAGTATAATCATTTAAAGCATCTATCTTTAAACCATGTGTAAAAGAAGGATTTCTATTACCATCTGATTGAGAATCATGACCTGCAAATAGATAGTGAATCGCATCTATATCGTAATTCAATCCATTTGTATTAGCATTTCTTATTAAACGAGAATCAACTATCTTACTTAAGCTATCATCTGCATTAAAATTCTTTACTCCAACTACTTTGTTATCCCATGTATTAAACATCTTCATAGATGTTGATGGAACTAAGTAGTCTATACCTGCATCTTCTAATTGCTTAGATATAGAAGAATGAAATGAGATTAAAGATTTTACTAATATACCATTCTTAGATGTTCCACTAGAATGATTTTTTTGTATTAATATCTTAGATACAGTTGCTCCTTCTTCAAATGAAGAACCCATTAACATATTATCAAGTCTAACAGCAGAAGTAGAGCCAAATACTATACCATCTAATATTCCTTGAGTTATAGTTTTAATTTCTTCATCTGAATTAGATTCAACTAATTCTTTCATGTTTCTATCTACAAAATTATCTAAATCTGTATTTGTTAATTGTAAAGCATCTCTACCTATTCTTGTTAAGTATGCTTTTACTGTATCTTTAGCAGTTAGTTGTTTTACGTCTCCTGTTTTAACTTCATCATTAAATGTAGCTATTCTTATTCCTCTTGATAATCTTCTATCTAATGCTAATGCTGCTTCTTTTGCGTTGTTGCTATTCATTTTAGAATATACAGAAGATAACATTGAAGCAGTCTTATTATCTAATTGGAAAGCGTTTTTATTAGAAGTTATATGAGTGTATTTAATTGACTTAGAACCTTTTGAAAGATAATCTAATAGTGAATCAGCATCAATATCTCTGTTAAACATAGATAAGAAAGCATCTCCATATAGACTTCTCATGTAATTAAATCTAACTAAAACTTCTAAATCTCTTGGGTCTGTATTCTTTCTTCCATCTACTATTGAAGAAATATACTGTTCCATATTAGTTGTTTTACCATTAGCTTTATTAGTAGCGTCTATTCTTCCAGCTTCAACTTTTACTTGTAATGCTTCAGCTTCTGCACTTTTAAAGTATTCATCTCTATCTGCTTCATCTTTAAAAGATAGCAATATACCTGTTTCTTCTGCATTTTGTATAGGAACAAATACATGTATCTTTTTTCTAGCATTGCCTAATATCTTAGCGTCATCTTTTAATGCTGGAGCTACACCTGTATTTTTAGCATCTACTTCATCATATACAATCTTAGAATTTAATTCTTGCTCTAACTGTTCTATAGATTCGTAATCGTAAACACTTTTCTGTTGACCATCTTCTCTTATTATACTCTTCTTAATAACAGATGATTCAACTTTTCCTTGTGTATTCTTTTCAACATCAGATGCAAATGAAGATAAGTGAGTAGCAGATGATTTTACAATCTTGTGTATTATCTTGCCACCCTCCATTACACTTATTTTTCTATCTTGAGAACGAAGCCTTATAGATATAATTGCAGAAGCTAAACCTTGTAAATCATCATCGTTTATAGCACCGTTATTTCTTTTCTGTATTTCATTTGCTATCTCACCTACAAATGAAGCTGCATCGTTTCCACTTATCTTATCTGCAAATCCTGAAGTGAATTTTCCATTCTTATATACTTTAATTCCATTTATTTCTAAATCATGGAATTTTCTTTTGAAATTAGCAGAAGCTGATGAATGAACTTCTTTTGATAATATCTCATTTAGCCTATCAAATAAAGAAGCATCTCCATCTCTTTCAACATTAACAGCAGAATTTGATAGCATAGTCATTTGATAAACCCTAGTATCTCTATATACATCTAATGCTTGTGATAATTTTCCATCTCTTATTAATTTATCTACAGCTTCGTCTATATTTTTAATATTAGACTTATCATCTTTTGATAATAAAGCCATTAGTCTATTTTTCAATGATATAGCAGTAGAAGCATCTATAAAGTCATTAATCCTAGAATTTATAAGATTAGATGATATTCCATTAATTTCTTTTAAATTTGCTACTCTTTCATCTACTGATTGAGAAATAGTTTCAAGTAACCTAGATAGATTATTAACATCTCCATTAGCAGCAAGTTCTCTTATCTTTTCAATATAAGATGATAATTCTTTAAATCTTTCTGAAGAGTTTCCTATTATATTTATTATTTCATCTATTTTTAAAGCATTAACTCCAGCTTGATTTCCCATGCTGTCTTGTGCTATTCTATTATTTAAGTCTTGTATTCCTTTAAAAACAGTATCTAATATTCCTATATCTGTAACATTGTCGTTAACTATCTTACCTGCATAATAATTTATATTAGAAGAGTAAACAACAGAAGCAGTCTTTATAGCATCTATAATATTTCTATCTTCTGTATCAAATACAGTTGAATCCGTGAAATCAACCATGCCTGTCTTGCTCATTCTTGAAAATACCATATCATAAGCATCTAGCAATACACCTTTATCTAAGTTATTTACTTGTAAGTATGAATTAAATGAATCTCTAGATAAGAATGTTAATTTACCATCTTGAACTCTACCTGCAGATTCTAATACTTTATATGATAAGAAATCTTCTTCATTCAAACCTATTTTCTTCATTCTTAAATCAGAAATCTTTTTTTCCATCTGGTCTTCACTCATGTGACCATAAAAGATTCCTTCTTCATTTTTAGATATCCAATTAGCATCTACTAAGCTATTGATTAAACTTTTTGCTCTATCAGCATCTTCGCCTTTAATTACTTTAGTTCTATTATTATTAGAGTTAACCTCACCAGCTTTTATTCTCATCTTAACCATAGATGATATCATAGAATTGATTTGCAATTCCTCAGCTGTAGCTTCTTCTTTTTGTTTATCATTCATGTTAGATTTATCTAACTCTATTCTAATATCAGCATCAGGATGAACTTGTTCTCCTATAAGATTGTTTAATGCAGAGTTTAGATTTAACGATGCGCTATCATCTCTATCTGGGTCTAAATTATTAGAGAACATTCTAAACAACCTATTACCAACAGATAATCTAGAAAAGTTAGATATCATATCAATAGATGGGTCATTATAAAGATTACCTGGATATTCAACCATATCCATATCTCCATAAAATTCAGATTTTATCTTATCTACTCTTTGTTTTACATTTGCTTGTAACTCAGTAAACTTAGCTTGGTCTAATTTAGATAAGTCTATAGTTTCTGTTTTATCAGCTGTACCTACCCATTTATTAGATATTGCAACATTTATAAGATTCTTTACATAATTAGCATACTGATTATCTGATTTTGTTAATACTATATTTGGTATGATAATTTTATTTGTAGCTAAATCTCCAGATGATACGTCTTTTTCTACATTTATTTCAGCTAATTGTAAGAACTCATTTATTGTTTGCAAATGAGAATCTTTATTTTGTTCCATTATAGGCTTATTGAAATCTTCATAGAATTCACTAAACTGATTATTATCAATATATTCACCTATTTTTTTACCTGTAGCTGTCATCTCAATGTCTTTTATAGCATTGTAATATTGCTCTATCTGATTATTTGTTAATGAATAAACATTAGGTATTTTACTATCAGGTATTAAATTGTTTACATCTTCTTTTTGTTGCTTTTTATCTTCACTCTCTGCTTGTAGTACATCTGGACCATATATTTTAGATACAACATCAAATAAAAATTCTCTTTTTGCTCTTTGTTCTGTTGTTAGATTTAAAGCATCGTTAGAATCTTTATCATTTGGATTTATTACTACACTTTTAATAGCATTGATAATATTAGAATTATCTGTAGATGTCTTTCTTGACGAGTAGTTAAATTTTAAATACCTATCATATAAAGCCATTCCTTCGGATTTCTCCATTAAATCAGACGAATCTGCTCCAAACATTCTCATCATTGCATATTTAGCGTCTATGCCATTTTCATATCTGTATTTAACATTAGACTTACCATCCATTCCAACTCTATTAATAGGGTCATATGCTCTCATAGCCATGAAGCCACCTACTAACATATCTGTTAATGAAGACGCATCATTAAATTGTTCAAAGAATCCTAATGAATCATCACTAAAGCTATTATAAGTTGCAGTCAATAACATATCTGCTATACCTCTAGGAATACTTTTAATAACAGATGATTTAGTTTCGCTTAATAACATTCTAACTAAATCTTTTCTGTTAGATTCAAAATTTGTTTCAAGCCAATCAACTAAATCTTTCTTTGTGCTACCTGTCATTATCTCTGATTTGCTCATTCCTTTTGGACTAGTTTTTGCGAATGAAGAAAATAAAGAAACAGTTTGTCTTAATTTTCCTAATGAAATATTATTTATATCTTCTGTAGATATATTACCAGCTTCTCTTTTAGTTTTTTCAACTATATCATCATAATATTTAGACCAATCTCTTTTCCTGCCAACATTCTTCATTAATAAATCTTTCATCAATGTAGTATTTTTAGCAATCTTACCGCCAGGAATAATATCTGCAATACTCATCATTCCCATGAATGAAGAAGAGTCTTTTACAGATTTTATAAAGTTGTATTCCTCCACATCTTGATTTAGATTCAAAGACGAGTTAGCTAATTGCCTAACTGAATTTTGAACAAAATCATAAGCTATCATAGATACTGCTGAATCTGCAGCCCTAACAGTAGCACCAACAGAAGTCTTAGCAGCCCACATTAAAGACTTAGGTATTAAAGATAAATCTGAAAAGTCTTTATTTAATCCCATGTAACTTTCTAATGGATTCCTAATAAGGTCTTCCATATTATCTACAAACTTCCCTTCTTTACCAGCTTTTCTCATCATACTAACAGTATTCTCTGCTATATCATCAATCATTTGAGCAGAACCTTTTGTTAACTGAACACCAGTTCTTGTAACATTCTCAGCTAATTCCTTTTGCAGATTAATCTTTATAGTAGAGCGAAATGCTGATTCAAAATTTAATATATCATCTGCTGATGATTTATAAATAGAATTATATACAGGATTACTAAATATTCCAGACTTACCGTATTGTTTAACAGTCTTAGCAACAGAAGAAGCTATTAATCCTGTATCATAAATATTTCCACCTTTAACTGACATTCTAGTAGCTATTTCTACTGCATTAGTTCCAACTTCTTTAGCAACTTTAGATAATCTTCCTGCTCCTATCATTCCATATTGAGCAGCTTTAACTCCTTTGCTTATAAAACCAAATGGAACAAAGAATCCTAAAGCATTACCAACAGCACTACCTATCCTACCAGCTGTAGATGCGTTTTCTATTGGCTTAATACCAAGAATATCAAAAACTGCTCCATAAGAAGACTCTGGAGAAGAATATTCATCTTGTATAGTAGTAGTTTTATTAGCTTCCATAATCATTGATGGAACGCCAAATAATGCACTATCTACTATACCAAATGCTGAGTTGGTTAATAAATCTCTAGCATTAGTAAGAAAACTTGTTTCTTTCTGTTCAGTTTGTCTCCTAAGGAATGGGTCAAAACCACCGAAGTTTTCGTATAATGATCTATTATTTTCTAATGCCATTTTAAAATCCTAAGCTTTCTTTTACTTTAGTTATTCTTTTTAATGCTATTTTATTAGATAAATTTTCAGCTAAAGCTAAAATACCATCTTTTTTTCTTGATGCAACAAGTTTATTATTTTTGTTTATCATAGATTCGTAATACTTAATAGCTTCTTCTATTTTTTCTTTTGTAAATTTATTTGGGTTCATAGACACGTTATACTCAGAAAAGTCTAAATATCTTAATTTTTTTTGATTGTTTTTATCAACGTTAGAATTAAATTGATTTTTAGCAGGTATTTCTATATGCGGCAACGCAGAAGTTGATTCTTTACTTACTTTTTGTTGAACATTTGAATTTTCATTAGTATTCATAATTTCTTTATTGTCAATTAAAGAAGATGTTGTTTTCTCTGAATTTAATGGAGTTCTTTTTGAAAATCTAACTTGAAAAGCATTTAATAAAGCCTGTACATTATCTTTATTAGATTGAGTTGTTGCTCCTTGTTTAATGATATCTTTATCAAACATCTCTTTTAAGTTTGCAATATTCTTATAAAGAATCAACCTAGAAACAGGGTCTGCTCCACTCAATGGATTAGTCATTAAAGCTATTATCTTAGCAGCAGATGTGGCTTCAGGTTTACTTACACTATTTTTATTCATCATCTCGTATGCTTTATTTATTATACTATCTCCACTTTCAGACCAATCATCTATTAATTTAATCTCTTTCCCAAATAAATCTAGCATTAAACCTGCAGGGTCATTACTCTCAAGAGATTTTGCTATTTCATCCATGTATGATTTAATCTCTGATGATATAATTTTATGAAGTTCAATTTGTTTTTCATTCATATTATAATTAGGTTCAATATCAAGTATGGCTTTTGCAGATGAATTTGAAGCATTTTGAAATATTATATTTCTTAATTGTAATTTTCTGTCTATTTCTTTTCTAATACTAGATGCGTTTTCTGGATTATTTTGCAATTGAGCTCGCTCTATAGCAGTTGATAAATCATTAGACGCATTAATATTAAATAATCTTTGAGATAGTATTTTATTTTCTTCTGTTTTAGCAAGATTTAATTCCCTAGCCATTGATAATGTATTTTGTTGAGAAGCCAAATTCATTTGAAGAGCAGTGTTTTTATTGCTTAATTCTATACTTTCCATATTCAATACTGTTAGCTTTTCATTAAGTCTTTCTTTAATATCTTTAGCTCCAGCTGCTATGCCTTTTAGGTATGAAGATTCGTCATATCTATCTTTATCAATTTTATTAACTATATACTCTTTTTCACCTTTTGTATTAACATTATATACAGAACCATCTTCATTAATATGTAAATCAGAATATGTTCCTAACATAGAAGCTTTCTCTAATGGTAGTTGCTTACCTGCCGCTAGTCCTGAATAGAATGATTCTTCTCTTAAGGCTAATTTATCACCTTGTTCTTTATAATCTGCAGCTAATGCTGAAGCAGTCTGAACTTGATTATATAATGAATTAGATATACCTTCAAATACTTCTTTAACTCCTTCAGATTGTTCAACTCTTGTATTTAATCCAAACTGAGCAATTCTGTCTTGTATTTTTAATACTCTATCTAATGAAATATCTGCTTGACGTTGCATTGTTTGAGCCTTCATTTGATAGGCTTCTTTCTCATTTTGAATTTGAGTTAAATCTCTTTGATGAGACCTGTTTAAAGATGCTTCTTCTTCTTGTGATTTATTCTGAAGAATCATTCCTAAGGTTCTAATTGAATCGCCAAGTCCTGTTTGTATAGCCATATTACATTTCCATGTTTTCTTTTAAAATTGAATTTTCTTCTTCTGCTTTGTAAAAATTATTTTTTGTTGAATTATTAAATTATTTTTATAAATAATTTTTATTCATTTTAATTGAATTTAGTAGTTTTACTAATTCTTCTATATTATCCTTTTTTATATCAACATTATCAGGAAGTAAACCTTGTCTCTTTCTTTCAGTTGCATAATCTTTAAGAGTTTCTAATTGGTCTACAGTATATCCTTTATTTTTCTTCCATTCCATGTTATCTTTAGCGTAACTATTCATATCTTTTACATATTCTAATTTTGGATTTTCTTTTATAATTTTATCTATTTCTTTTTTAAAAGATGATTTTTTTCTTATCTGGTCAATAGATTCTTGGAATGAGAATTGGTCTATAGCATTAGTAGCTAAATTAGATAAATTATCTTGCTTTTGATATAAAGATAAGTCTTGGGATGAAAGAAATTTCATATCATTATTGCTAATTCTTCCTAATGATAAATCAGACATTAACTCAGAACCTAATGTTAATGCAGGAGTCCAATTCTTAACAGTCTCAGGATTAACTTTATTAGAATATTGCAATCCTGCTCCAATAGCAGAGCCTGCTGTATTTATTGCTTTAGACTGAAACTCTTTTTCAAATAAAAGTCTTTGAGCATTATCTTTGGCAATAGCTTGTTTTTTTGCTAAATTAACTCTCTGTTCTTCTACGTTCATTAATGAAGACTTAACATTGTTAATCCTTCTAAATGCTCCTAATGCTTTTCCGTAAACTGCTTTATTACTCATAATAATATTAAATTTTGATTTTAAAGCCCTTAAAATTTTAAGCCTTATTGTGATACCTTTTTTGCTCCTTAAAGCCTAGAAACCACGTTAGAAGCTCTAATTTTAAATCTTTTATCCAAACTTATAGGAATATTCCAATTCCTTTGAACGTATTCTATTCTGCCTTAACATATCATCAAATTGAGATTGCATATCATTGATACCTCTATTTACTTGAAATGATTTAGCATTAAATGCGTTTGTTGCATTTGCTTTCTCTTTCATAAATACATCATTAACAAATCCTGAATCATTGAAATTGTTAGCAGATGTCATTTTATCTCTATTCGTAAACAGAGAATCCATTTGAGTTTGAAACTCATTAGTAACTCCTGTCATTTCAGCATCTCTAATAGCATTAAAATCAGGTCGTTCCATGTTATTAGCTTCTTCTAAAAGACCTTTTATGTTTTGGTCGAAGTAGTTAGATTTTAATCTTTTTTGCTTTTTATATTCTTGTTTTTGCTGATAAGAATCATACAAATCTAATAACATTTTACCACCTGTTAGTGCAGCAAGCAATGCGCTCATTATACTTTCTCCATTTGAATTTTATACCAAATACCTTCATGTTTTCTATACATGAATAATGTTCCAGATTTTTTTACAAATCTTTGCTCTCCATCACTGCCTTCATTTTTAGAAGGCTGAGATGAATTAGCTGTTTTCTTTTGACTTAATGGTCCAGACATTTTATAATACAGAATATGTTATAGTCTGTACTCCACCTATATTTGATATTACAACAGAAGGCTCATGAGTATAATATGATTCAAAAATAGATTTAAAATAAGTGTATTCTATTTCTATTGATGTTGCAGTTTTTGTTAATGTATATATTCCAGATGTTGATGGAAATCTATTTATAACTTGTTCAATAGTATCAGAAACAACAAGAGTGGAATTTGTTATAATTGTGCTTCCATTTAAAGATATGGTTCCACTAAGCTCATCTATAGGAGATACTGATGAAAAACTTATTAAAACTAAAATAGTTTTATTTATATTCATTATCGAATCAAGCGGAAGTTCATTTAATTTTGTTATTAATGATGTTTTTGCATCATCAAACGATTGTTCGTCTTGAAATGTTTCAGATACCGTAAGAGTAAATGTGCCTTTTTTAGACTTGTTGTTGAATAAATAATTAAATTTCATTTTGGTAATTTCCTTCTGTATATAATTGATATGTCGTTTATTTCTATTGTTATAATGCCTGACATTTTTATTTGAACAGTATAACAAGTTAAAGATGAAGGTAAATCAAATAGTATTAAATTTCCTTCAACAACAGTTCCTGTAATTTCAGTATAATCATTAGTATCATCTAGTCTATAAGAGAATTTTATTGCAGATGTGTATGTTCCACTGAAATGAACGTAAAATCTTCTTATCTTCTTTCTAACATGCGGCTGTCCAAAATCATACTTTTTAGTTTCTACTATGACTGAGCGTGTACTGTTTATTGATTCAGTATACTCGTGTATTTCTGATGATATAAACATTACAGCTCTTCCTCCAATAGAAAAGAAATTAGTAGCATAAGTAGCATTAGCAAATACTATTGTATTAAATGCTGAATTTTTAAAATCAAATACATAAGAATAAGAGTCATTTAATTTTTGAAATGTTATGATTAACTTTTTTTCAAAGAAATCATATCCAACACGTTTAACATTATAAGTATCATAATTGCTTATATATTCACCTTTTATCTTACCTTCTGTAATTTCATTAACAGCTTTACCATCATAAATGTATATACCATTCTTGTTAAACCAAGCTATACCAAATTCCGTCTCACAAACTGAATAATGACTTTCAACACCAGCATTAAATACAGTTTGTTCAAGATAAAATGTACTTGGGTCATTAGAAGTTATATTGATTATATACAAATTTTTCTTTTTAAAAGCAAGTATTCTTGAAGAAAAATGTGAAATGGTAATATATTCATCACCATCTTCATTTGATATATCAATAAAGTTATTAGATGGTAATGTAAATGGATTTCTAGAGTTTGATATTAATATCCTATCTGGATATAAATCTTCATTTTCATCTTTTATATTAACAGCAAATAATCTATTATTAGCAAATACAGATGATTTATATTTAGATTGTAATGAGTCTTTCTCTGAAAAACCAGCTTCGTATCTTAATGTACTGTAAGATTCTTGTTTAATATTAAAAGATGTATATATTATATTTTCATTTTCATTACCTGTTAATTCAGAGTAAACTTCTATATATCCTGCATTAAACACATCGTCTTTATCATAAGAACCATCTTTTAATGAAACTCTAGATACAAATAACCATTCAGAATCTTCTATTTTCTTCATATAGAATTTAAAAGAATCTATTAATAAATCATATTTTTGATCATCAATTAATGCAGAATTTGATTCTCTTATATTAAAAAATAATTCTGCGAAGAAAGCTTTATTTGGTGGTATTGTAACTGAATTTATTATTTCATTAAATGATACTTCCTGTTTATTCTTTAATAAAACAGTATATCCAAATACATATGTACCTTCTGGTAGTGGATTGCCTAATTCTTCAACTACAGATATTCTTAATACAAATGATTTTTTATGATTATAAGATAATGGTATTATATTAATAGGAACACCTTCTAATCCAGATACTGATATTGAATATGTATTAGAATAATTTGTTAATGTTGTATTAAGTTTATTAGCAACAGAAGTTCCATTTATAATACTAAATCTATCTTTAAAGTATGTTTCATTAAAATCTGTAAATTTATTCCAGTTTTCTATAGTATTTAATACATTCAATCTGTCTATTGTAGAAGAATATATTTGACTATCCATAATTCTATAATTTACTGCAGATTTATCATTAAATGAAATAAAAGAAAATGTAGATTGATTTTTTATTACAAATTCTCTTAATTCTGCATAATTATTATATCCATTATATGTTTCAAAGTTTCTTACATTGTTAGGAATGCCTTCACCTGATGGGACAGATGCTTCTATTAAATTATTAGCATCACTTTTATGTTTATTAAACCATTCACAAAAGTTTATATAGTCATACGTTTGTAAGTCTATAGTAATTGAAGTAGCATTATCATTTAAGCAATATCTAGGCGGGATTATCCATATAGTTTTAGATAATTTATGGATACTTAT